TTCATCACGCACCTTGAAGGCTACGGAAACATCTACGGTAACAGCGACCTCCGCCTTGCGACGGGAAACCTGATCGACTGGAAAACTACCACGCGGGATAAGATTAAGAAGTACCGGCTGAACGGTGTGCCCAACCAGTACATCGTCCAGCAAAATCTTTACGCTTACGGTTGGAACCAGATCGAAGAAGGGGCCGTCGAGAAGTGTTCACTCGTGTTCATTGCTCGGGACGGCACAGGCGACAACGATATCCTCGTGCATTCGTTCGACTACTCACCTGATATCGTAGAGTATTCTTTGAATAGGCTGAGAAACATCTGGAGCTACTTGCAATCGGGTGGCGATCCTGATAAACTGGAGTCTCACGATGAGTGCTTCGTATGTCAAAACATTCTGAGGCGGTGGTGATGTGCTGAAACTGTTCAACGTCACCCGCAAAATGGCAGTCATCGAAATGACAGGCGGTGCGCAGATCGTCCTTACACGTTCCCGTAAGGACGGCACCACCGTAGGTTTCCGGGGCCATTCCACTGGATTCAAGACGCTAGACGTAGAGGAATTAATGATTGGTTTGCTCTACGTCACCAAGACAGATGACGAGTTACGAGAAATGGGAGTGACTATCGATGCAAGTCTTACTCCGGTTCGCAGACCCAAAAGGAAGCGAAACAAGGATAAGTCACGTCCTTTTTGACGAGATTGAATACGACCCGGCGACAACTTCGTTGGATGCGTACGTGACACGGTTACAGACCTGGCCCACCAAGCGCGGGTCCAGGATGTACCGTGCCACGTCGGGTAGTTGGGAAGTAATCGATACCGGAACAGCGTTCGTGGTAGATATGGAGGTAATGAAATGACTGAGAGTCTTTCTCAAGATGAAGAGGCGGCGATTCTTGAGCGGTACACGCGTAATGCCTTGGCTATCAAGGAACTGGAAGAGGAACAGGAACGGCTCAAGCAGTTCTTTAAGGACCGCCCCGATTCCTACCCGGCAGGGACACACGTTGAGCGTGGCAAGTTCTACATTAAGGTGAGCGCGAACACGCGCATCGACCAGAAGCTTGCCGATAATGTTCTTGACCTGAGAACGCTCAATCGTGTGACTAAAAAAGTCATTGATCCGAAACTGGCGCGCCGTCTGCTACCCGACGATGTGCTGAACAAGATCACAAAGAGGTACGAGAACCGTATCGAAATCGGGTTGAACCCGCAGTAAGGAAAAGAGAGATAATGAATAACACTGACTTTGATCGCGGATACGTGCAGGGTTTCTACACGGCGCTTAAGGGAACGCGCTTCATCGCGTCCGATCCCGAGGCAACGACAGAAATTGTCATCGAGAGCATTGACGACACGCTGGAGCAGATGCGTGCTGACGGCGACCTTGATAGTATTAATACTGACGTAGACAAGCTTCTTGAACTGGCTCAGCAGGCGCGTGAGTCGGGGGTCGAGGATCAGCTTTTCGCGGCGCTTGAAGCGCGCCTTAAGGCAGAACGGAACTAATGGCAGAAGCGGCATTTCTCAAGGGCGTTAAGAAAGCCACCGACGTAGACAAGATCAATTCTGCGATCATCTTCGCAGAGTACGGTGCGGGTAAGACCTGGCTGGCGGCAAGTGCAGACGAGATTGAAGATTACTCGCCTGTGCTCATCGTCAACATCGAGGGGTCGGCGGCTGGAGTCGGTCGAAAGTATCCCAACGTGGATATCATCGAGGCCGACACATTCGAGAAGCTAGAAGATATCCGATACTCTCTCATCCACGACGAGCATCCGTACAAGACGGTCGTATTCGACACGTTCAACGTTGCTCAGAACCGAGCGGAAAAGTATTTCAAGGGCAAGCCCGAGAATCAGAACAACCGTTTCGGTGTGTGGGGCGACCTTAAGGAATGGTCGATTGACTTCATGCGTGAAATGCATCACGCTGATTTCATGGCGATCTTCCTGGCTCACCCTCAGGTGGATAAGGACGAGAACACGGGACGCATGATCACGACGGTTCAGATCGCGGGGTCTGCTAAGACCATCGTGCCTACGATCCCGGACCTCATCGGATACATCGACTTCATGCAGGACGAGAACGATAATGTCGTCAGGGTCTTGCGCGTTGGTCGATCTTCTAGTATCATTACAAAGAACCGCTTTGGTCTGCCGGATGTAATCTGGCCCGCACCGGGGGAGGAAGGCCCTACGATCAAGACCATTCAGGCGGAAATTCTTTTGGCAAAGGAAGCAGGTAAATAATGGCACGCGTTATCAATGTCGGCGCAGAAGCGCTCAAGGGAAACGGTGAGTTCAAGCTCATCCCCACAGGCACCAAGCTCCGTGGTGTCGTCTACGAGATTGAGGAAACCGTAACAGGTCCCAACTCGAAGAATCCGGGACTGCCTCAGTTCGTCTGGACCTTTAAGGTCACAGAGGACGGGGAGTTCAAGGGCCGCGAGGTTCGGTACAACTATGTGCCGCTTCACGGTAAGGGCAACGACGGCTTCAAGCTCGCCACGTTCGCGGACGCGGTTGGCTGGGAGACTGACGAGGAAACGGGAAGCGTTGAGGTTCCCGACAACCTCAACGAAGTGCTTGGCACTGAGATTGTCGCCCGCATCGGTCAGCAGACCTCCAACAAGGTCAATGAGGCGACCGGTGAGAAGTACGTCAACAACACCGTGAACGGTGTTATCAAGGCATCTGCCTACAAGGGCAAGACCGGAGGCGGAGAACCGTCAAAGGTGCCTGAGCGCCCCGTCTGGGGCTAACCCATAAACCCTGAACCCCCGGCCTGAATACAGGTTGGGGGTTCAGGCATTGGCTCACTATCCCAACAGGCAGAGGAAGCGGATTTAAACCCCGTTCAGTCTGAGTTCGAATCTCAGGTGAGCCACAATTAACAATTAATTAGACAGGAGAGGTATGGACACACGAGATTTCTTCGAGGCAATCTTTGGGGACGGAACTGGGCGCGCGGTCATCGTACTGCCGAACGCGCTCGGCAAGCCCACGAACGATCAGTGGTTCCAGTATCCCAATGAAATCGACAAGATGGTGGAGTGCGTGGAAGCGCACAAGTACCGCGACGTTTGGTACTCACCGATCCTGTTCAAGTCTGACAGCCGCACCAAGGAAAACGCGTTCACAACGTCCGTGCTCGCCGCTGACGCTGACGTGTGCGAGCCTGAGAACTTCCGTCAGTACCCGAACCTCATCATTGAGACTAGTGCTGGACGCTACCAGGTGTACTGGCTTCTGGACTCACAGGTTGACCCGCACGAGGCGGCAAAGGTCAACCGACGCATCGCACAGGTCCACAAGGATCAGGGTTGCGACATTGCATTCGTGAACGCCGCGAAGCTTATGCGCGTGCCGGGCACGAGCAACGACAAGCACCCCGGCGAGGTCGTCATCGTGGCTGACTACGATGATACACGCGAGGACTTCAATGACGTGGCTGATCTGTACCCCCAGACTGAGGTCCCGGACATGATCCAGGCCGCGCAGTTGGAAATGCCTGCCGGGCTACAGGAGTATGTCGAGAATGTAAATCTCTCCGACCTGCTCTCTGGCATGCCGAATAACGTGGAAATCCGTCAGTACATGTACGGTGGTTTCCACGACTCGAAGCGTTCCGAAGCGCTGTTCAAACTGTGCTGTCTCCTGTTCGAAGAGGGCATGGATGAGCGCACCGTTGCGGCAGTCGCATGGCACGCCAAGGCGAACAAATTCCGCGACGAGGACCCGCGTGGCCTTAAGGGTCTATGGGACACCGCTATCTCCAAGGCAAAGGCCGCTGTCGAGGCGGGTGGCCGCGAGGTAGAGGATGAGGACGGCGAAGTAACGGCACGGGACTACGAGTACCAGGCTGTTAAGGAACCCACGCAGTTCCTCACGCTGGATGAACTGGAGCGTATCTCATACGAGCCAACATTCATCGATGAGTGGGCCGCATGGGCGGGTACGAAGTCCGACGCACCTAAGGAGTACCACCAGGCCGGTGCGATGATCCTGTTGAGCACGATTTACAGCCAGTTCGGCTACGTTCACCCGTCGTTCGGAGAATTAAAGCTTAATTTGTGGGTCACCGTGCTGGGCCGTTCGACCAAGGATCGTAAGACCACGGCGAAGAGTTATGTAGAGCGCATGCTCCGACGCATGACCAACGACGAGTTCTCTTACATCCTGCCTGACGACAGTACGCCGGGCGGTTTGAACGTGGCGCTACAGGATCGTGCGCACAAGTCCAGCATCATCAGCCGTGACGAGGCGCAGGGTTTCTTTGAGGAAATGTTGCACCAGTCATACATGGCCGGTGGTATCAGTTACTTCACGAAGCTGTACGACGGTTGGAGTGGTGGACGGGCGCGAGCATCGGGCGACAAGAAGATTGCACAGTCCGTACCTATCTCGTTCGTGTTCTTCCTGCTGGGTATTCTGGACGACAGTGCTGAGGCGCTGACGATCCGAAATTTCAAGCAGGGATTCCTCACTCGATTCCTGTACGTCGTGGCTGAGCGCCCGGAGAACTATGTTGAGCCGCCTATTCGGTTCATCGAGGATAACAAAAAGGAAGAGCAGGACGAGGTATTCAATGCACTGAACAAGGAACTTGAGGTAGCGCGTAACTACTGGAGCATGGTCACACCGGAGAATGAGATGACGAAAATCGGCATCACTCCGGAGGCCGTGGAGCGCTTCCTAAAGTTCCGTGAGGATGTGGCACAGGCAGTCCGCGAGACTCGTTACCACGAAATCATCGACAGTACCAGTGACCGAATGACTCTGAGCATCTTGAAGCTTGCCGCATTGCTCGCAATGCATCAGCGCAAGAACAGGATCGAAGAGATTGATCTGTTGCAGGCTATCGCTTTCGCTGGACAGTTCTTCGACAACAGCGTTCGCGTTGCATCGATGATCAGTGAGTCTGAGTGGCAGAGGGATGTGGCGAAGCTGGAAGAGTACATCATCAGCAAGGGTGGTAAGCTCTCCTGGCACCGCGCATACCAGGCGTTCCCCGAGAAGCGTCCTAAGGACTTCGAGGAAATGGTCACAGCCCTGGAGTCCCGTGGGACCCTGCGTCGCGTTCAGGTTGGCTCTCGTTGGCAGTTGGAGGTAACCATTGAAGAATGATGAATACACCATCGTTCCCATCTACGTTGAGGACGAGCTAAGCCCTAAGGCGCGCGACGTTATCCTAGACGTGGTTAAGGAGAAGTTTCCCGACAGGGAAATTCGGTTCGCCAACTTCGACAAGATGCTGGACCGAAAGGTTCTCGTGCTCGGGCGGGTCCACCAAGTAGGTGCGATCCCGCCCGACACGGAAATCGTGTACACCTATTCGGTGCCGCAGATCATGACGAAGCCGAACGCGGCAACTGTGCTGTCGGCGGCGATCCGCAGGTTCTTCACTGAGCCTGATCCGATTCCGTTCGACGGGCCGATAGGTGGGGTAGACCCGACGATCCATCTGACGTATTTTGATTTCGACAAGCCCACGGCTATCGATATCGAAACTTCCGGGCATCTGGGTAAGGTGCACACGCCGGAAGAGGTTGAACTGTTGAGCGTTGCTTTCTACCAGGAGGGACGCCCTCCGGTAGTTTTGGTCGGCGGTAGTAGTGGTAAGTTCACGACTGGTCAGTTAGTTGAGCTGACAGAATACCTGCCGAAGTTTAATAAAGCAATTTATCATAACGGTAAGTTTGATATCAGAGTTCTTAACAGAATTCTTTGCGTCAAATTAACCAATTGGTTTGATACGATGCTGGCTCACCATGTTCTGAATCAGGCGGCGGGCGACCACAAGTTGAAGCACCTGGCGCAGTTGTATCTTGCCGCTCCTGAGTGGGAGCAGGATATCAAAAAGTACACCAAGGGTGGCGGGTACTACGAGAACATCCCCAAGGACTTGCTCATTCAATACAACGGCTACGATGTGTACTGGACGTGGAAGCTGTGGGAGTTGTTCGCACCGCAGATCGACGCGGACGAGGAAGCGCAGAAAGCATTCCTGCTGGAAATGAGCGCGGCTGAGTTCCTGCTTGACGTTGAGGTTCGGGGCATTCCATTCGATGTGAAGTACGCGGAGCGGTTCCGAAGGGAACTAGAGGCAAAGCAACTGACGCACCTCACTAAGATGCGCCACATCTTGGGCGACGGTAAGTTCAACCCGAACAGCCCCAAGCAGATCAAGGAAGCCTACGAGAAGTGGGCTATCGTTTTGGCGACAACCAACGAGGAAATGCTCAACGAAATCTTGGAGCTGTACGGGAGTCACCTTAACATTAGAGAGTTCACCGAGAACTTGCTTTCGTACCGTAAAGCAACTAAGATGTTGAGTACATACGTGAAGGGATGGGGCAATGCGGAAAGAGAGGGTAGGGTACACCCAACGTTCTTGGTACATGGGACCAGTACGGGACGCCTCAGTTCCACTGGACCGAATGCCCAGAACTTCCCGCGCGACAAATCGGTTAGACGGCTTGTCGCAGTCAACGAACGGAACCAATATGTCATTCAGTAATGGCGGCTACTACTTGCCAAATACAGGCTCGCCTTTCACTGGACAGGGAGTTACCGTATCCACCCAACATCCAGCGCTGTTTGCTATGGTGTGCTTGGCTCTAGGCTTGGACACGGTAGAGCAACGAGCAAAGTTCGCTGTGTTCTACAGCCGCATTAACCTAGGGTGGTCCCCGGAGGACGCGTACAATTTCCTCATCGAAAAGGCATACGAAATTAAGTTTGGTAAAGATGGCGAACACACTGATTAACTGTGACTTGTCGCAGGCTGA